CGTGCGCGCGCTGCGCGTGACATGGCGCGGGAGAACGCACGGGCCGAGCGCAAGCGGGTGGCTGATCGCAAGGCCGCCGCGCGTGCCGTCAAGGCGGCTGCCGAGCTGCGGAAAGTGGTTGCTGCAGGATGACCGTTCGTCGGGATGGTTTGGCGCGAACAGCGTTCAACCGTGCTCAAGCGTGCTCAACCGTGTTGAACAGCGTTTGCAAAAATCGGAGGTTGCGGGGGTTGCATGTCGGCTGTAGAAAGTGCCCATGGTTGTAGAGCTGCGCCCGCAGCGATAACCGCCGAGCGACGTGCTGTGTCGCGGCCTGTTCCCCCGGCAGGCCAGCCCTCGCAAGGGGGCACCCATTCCAAGGCTCACCCGTAACGGTGGGCCTTTTTCATTTGTGCCGCTGGAGGCGTTGCATGGCTGAGCCAACGAGCACCACGGCAGGCGTTGTGGTGGCAGGTGCGGCCGGCGCCGGCCTGGCTGGATTCATGGCTGGCGTGAACGGCGACGCGGCTGTTGGCGCGCTGCTGGGTGCGCTGGTGTATGTGACGACGACGCATGACCTGCCGATCTGGAAGCGGCTGCTGTTCTTCCTGGTGTCGGCGGTGATGGGCTACCAGTTCGCCCCGGCCATCGTGGAGGCGGAGTTCTGGGGCTTTCGGCCGTTCGCTTACCCCGGCCCTGCAGCGTTCGGCGCAGCGGTGCTGGTGGTGACGCTGGCGCTGGCTGCGATCCGCCGGCGCGGTGTGCCATCGATCAGTGACGGAGGCGCGGATGGTTAGTGCTCTGTTGACGCAGGTGACGTTCCTCATCTGCCTGGTTCTGTTCGTGCGGCTGTTCACCTATCGCCGCGGCGCCTCCCGGTTTCGGCGGGGTGTGTCGTGCCTGGCCATGCTGGTGATGGGCTGCGCGGGCGCTGCTGTGATCTACATCCTGACCGGCGAGCTGCGTGTGCCTGCCATGGCCTGGCCACTGGTGGTGCTGCTGGCGGTGTTGGCCTGGGCAGTGTGGCAGAGCGGCGGCAACCTGGCCGGCGCGTTTCGTTCGAGCGACTGGGATGGCGTGGAGCGACGGCAGCAGGAGAGGCGGGCGGCTTTACGTCGCTCACAAGCTAGGTAGTGCCAAGCTCAAAGTCATCTTTCTGTAGGGTGAAGAAAGGTGGATGGTCGCCTCTGCGTTCCGAATTCGGAAAAGTACTTATATGCCCGCGCTCTTGCTTCAGTGCGGCCATCGGCATCCAAAAGCCGGTAGGCGTCCGTGTACTCCCTTTCGGGTTTGGCAAGCGAATATGCCTGGTTCCATGCTGCAGCTTCGATCAGATCCTCAAAGGGGCCAAGTAGATTAAATTCCCACAGCTCCATTGCCCCTGACGGATCGCCGAACTGATACGCTTTTTTGAACCACCCCTCGGCCAAAGATGCTGTCGCTGCGTTTGCATTCGTTCTAAGGCGCTGGGAATAGAGTTGCCCCAGCGTGATCATTGCGTTTGGATTATCTGCGGCCGCGGACTGCAATAAGTACTTTTCTGCCAAGGCGATATTTTTTGGCAGGCCTTGACCGGTCATATACCGGTGGCCGACGTGCCACAACGCATCGGGATCGCCTGCTTCTGCGGCTTTTTGAAAATAGGCTGCGGATTTCTGAAGGTTCTGATGTTCTCCCTTCTGTAGATAGATCCAGCCGAGGCGGAGCTGCGCTCTATAGTCACCTTGTTCCGCAATCGGCGTATATGCAGTGATCGATGAGGACTTGTCTCCCCGCTCGAAAATGCGCTCTGCTTCCTCGAACGAGGGTGGTTCACTGCAACTAGCTGTCAGAAGTATTAGTGCTATTAGTGCAAGCAGTCTCATGTTCCCATCCGTGACGATTCCTGAGGCCGAGACTGTAGGGTATTGAGTTGCGGTTGCGAAGATGTTCGTCATCAACCGTACAGCTTCATCGGCTTCAAGCGTTGCTTTCATCTGCCATATACCGATGCTGGTCCTTCCAGGCACATTTCACCAATGCGGCGACGTAGAACACGGATTGTTCGCAGAGTGACCGCCGTATAGGGAGTATCTCCTCCAGCTTGGCCTTGCGTTGAAGCTGTTCATGCCCTCGCAAAGAGAATTTTGCCCAGCATTTGGACACGAGCGATCGCGAACGCGGCGACGTGCTCAAGTCGCTCTTCATCGACTGGACCGAAGCTTTCCTCGACGAGATTCGCACCGTCTATATCCGACGGCGGCAGGTGCGGGGGGGCGGTACGGTGAGGCGTTCGGATGATCAAGGTGACCTTCACTGGAATGCGCGAGCGGTTACAGACGCTGGATCGACTCGAGCGTGAGCAGCTGCCGTTCGCGGCTGCTCTGTCGCTGACTGCCGCTGCGCAGGAGGTGAAGAAGGCGCTGGTCGAGGAGATGAAGTCGGTGTTCGATCGGCCGACGCGGTGGACGCTGAACAGTGTGTTCATCGAGCCGGCAACGAAGGATCGAATGGAGGCGCGGGTCTGGCTGAAGGACGACAAGCCCGACGCAGGCGGAACGCCCGCGGCTGGATACCTTGCGCCGCAGATATACGGTGGCGGGCGCGACTACAAGGGCAGCGAGAAGATGCTGCACCGGCGCGGCGCGCTTGCGGCGGGACAGTACGTGTTGCCTGGCGACAAACTACAGCTGGACCGGCACGGCAACATCGGGCGCGGCAAGCTGACGAAAATGCTGTCCGGCGCAGGCCTCTTCACTCAGGAAGGTTATGACGCTAACGCGACCGACAGCACGCGCAGTCTGCGCAAGGGCAATCACCGCTTCTTCCTGATCCGCAAAGGGCGGACCCCGATCGGGATCGCCGAGCGCTTGGGCTGGGGCAAGGGCAGTCGCAACAGCATCCGCATGGTGCTGGTCTTCGGTCGGCGGCCCTCGTACAGCAAGCGCTTCGACTTCTTCGGCACTGCTGAGGCCGTCGCCAATGATGTCCTGCCGATAGAGTTCGAGAAAGCCATGGCGCGAGCGCTGGCCACACGCCGACGGTGATACCCACCTGCGTGATGTTCCGGGGGCCCCTTGGCCGCCGATCCCACCACGGGTAATTCGGGCCCCGCTTTCGCGCTAGTGGCTGGGGTTGGAAGTTAGTTAATCGGGGTTAATCGGTTAACCCTCGTGCTGTTTTCGGTTAACAGGTGAATGCATGACGGTCATGACAAAGGCTGAGTTCGCGGATAGCCGCGGCTGGTCTCGGCCGTATGTCTCCAAGCTGAGCAAGCAGGGCCGCCTGGTTCTGGCCGAGGACGGCAAGAAGGTCGACGTCGAAGCCACTCTTGCATTGCTTGGCGAAACGGCAGACCCGAGCAAGGCCGGCGTGACTGAGCGCCACCAGCGTGACCGGGCCGAGAAGGGCGTGCATTCGCTGGTCACCCCACTCGCACCGCCGTCGAGCATGCCGCCAGCGGGTAGCGGCGACTCCTATCAAAAGGCCCGGGCGCACCGAGAGCACTTCCTCGCGTTGCTGGCCGAGGACGAGTTTCTCAAGGGACGTGGCGAGCTGGTCGAGCGTAAGGCCGTCGACCTTGCTGCCTTCAACACAGCCCGCACGCTACGCGACCTGATCCTTGGCCTGCCGCCGAAAGTGGCTGGTGAGCTGATCGCGATAACCGACACCTGGGAAATGGAACGGCGCCTGACCGAGCTGCTGCGCAGTGTCCTCGAGGATGCCGCCAGCCTGGTGCAGCTGGATGCCGAGCTGGAACAGGGGGCGAAGGAGCCTAACTAGCCATGCAACACGCGTATGCCGACGGTGCCGCCACGTACCGTGCGGCATACCTGCGGGGCCTTCACCTGGACCCCGAACTCTGGATCGACCAGTGGGCTGACGAATATCAGCGCATTCCGAAGGACACTGGTGCCGCTGAGCCTGGCAAGTACCACACTGACCGCACGCCGTTCGCTCGCGAGCCGATGCGCTGCCTTTCACCGCTGCATCCATGCAAGCGCGTGGTGACCATGGTCGCCTCGCAGATGATGAAGACGCAGATCGCGCTCAATTGGATCGGCGGCAACATCCACATGGCGCCGGCGAACATCCTGGCGCTGCTGCCCAGCGAGAAGCTGGCCCGCCGAGTTTCCAGCCGGATCGACAAGACGATCAAGGCGGTACCGGAACTGGGCAAGCGCGTCGCCAAACCGCGTTCGCGTGATGCCCGCAACACGCTGGACACCAAGGAATTCGAAGGCGGCACGCTCTACTGCACCACCGCAGGCTCCGCTGCCAACCTGGCAGAGCTGGCTGCGCGTTATATCTACGGCGACGAGATCGACCGTTGGGACGTAGATGTCGACAGCGAAGGCGATCCCATCGAACTGGCCGAGGCCCGCGGCACCACGTTCGGGCGCAAGGCGAAGTTCTACTTCTCCAGCTCGCCGACGATCAAGGGCGCCTCGCGCATCGACGATCTGTACGAAGCCAGCGACAAGCGCCGCTACTTCGTGCCGTGCCCCCACTGCGGGCATCACCAGGTATTGGACTGGGCCAACCTCAAGTGGACGGATGACTACAAACGAGTCGACTACCTGTGCGGGAATCCGGCCTGTGGTGCGTTGATCGAAGAGCACCACAAGACGGCCATGCTGCTGACTGGCGAATGGCGTGCAACCGCGCAGGGTGACGGCGAAACGGTGGGCTTCCACCTCAACGCCCTGTATTCGCCACTGGGGTGGTTGTCTTGGCAGAGCCTGGCCAAGCAGTACGACAAGGCAAAGCAAGCCGCTGACCGTGGCGACAACGAGCCCATGCAGGTGTTCTACAACACCCGCCTGGCGCTGGTGTGGGACGCCGCCCAAGAGATGACCAAGGCCAGCGAGCTGAAGGCCCGCGCCGAGGACTACAGACTTGGCACGGTGCCGCCTGGTGCGTTGATCCTCACCGCCGCCGTCGACGTGCAGCACAACCGCCTTGAACTGCTGGTGATCGGCTGGGGCGAAGGGCTGGAGCGTTGGGTGGTCGACTTCGCAGTGGTGCCGGGCGACCCGGCCGACCCGCGAACCTGGCAGGCGCTCGATGAGCAACTGAAGCGCCGGTACCGGCATATGTCGGGCGTTGAAATGGCCATCTGCGCCACGGCCATCGACTCTGGCGGTCACCATACCGACGAGGTCTACCAGTTCACCCGCCTGCGTCGCTGGCGCAACGTGTTCGCCGTAAAGGGGGCCAGCAAGCCCGGCCGGCCGGTCCTGGCTCAGCGCCCGTCTAAGGTCGACGTGAAGCACAACGGCCAGACCGAGAAACAGGGCGCCGAGCTGTGGATCATCGGTACCGACACCGCGAAGGACTGGATCTACAACCGCTACCCGTTCGCCGATGGCCCGGGCGCGTTGCACTTCTCGAACGACTTGCCCGATGAGTTCTACGAGCAGGCCGTCGCAGAGCGGAAGATCACCCAGTACGTGAAAGGCTACAAGCGCACCGTCTGGGTCAAGGGCAAGGCCGAGCGCAACGAAGTGCTGGACCTGCTGGTTTACAACCAGGCAGCTGCGCAGTTCCTGGGCCTTCACCGGTACCACGAAGCCGAGTGGAGCAAGCTGCGGGCCGCGGTCAGCCAGGGCAGCCTGTTCGCGCAACCGGCCCCTGATACGACTCGAGAAAATCCTGAGCCCGAATCACGCACAACCCCAACGGCGGTCAGTCCGCCGGCGCCACCGACAACCGCGCGCCGGGTATCCCGCAGCGCCTACCTGAAACGATGAGACGAGGGCGCCCCATGGCAAGCGCACAACAGCGCCTGGATGAAGTCCGGGCGTCGATCAAGGAATTGCTGGAGAAAGGGCAGAGCGTCAGCAAAGGCGATCGCCGTCTGGATCGTGCATCACTCGCCAGCCTGCGCATGCTCGAGGATCAGTACGCCCTCGAGGCCGCACGGGAATCCCGCGACGGCCGGCCCCGGCAGATTCGCCTCTACAGTCGTGGCAAGGGGGCGTGATGGGCTATCGAATCCGTGCCAAGTCACCCCGCCTTCAGGTGGTCAACAGCTACGAGGGCGCCGGCAATGGTCGCCGCGCTCAAGGTTGGGACGCACCGGAGGCAGCGCTCAACGCAGTCGCCATTCCAGCACTGCCAGCGCTGCGCAAGCGCTCCAAGGCCGCAGTGCGCAACAACCCCTGGGCCGCTAGCGGAATCTCCAAGCGGGTCAGCAGCCTGATCGGTACCGGCATCACGCCCCGTGCGCAAATCAAGGACCCTGCGCTGCGCAGCGCCATCAACGAACTCTGGAGCGACTGGACCGACGAGTCGGATGCCGACAACCTGACCGACTTCTACGGCCAGCAAAGCGTCATCGCGCGGATGGTCGAAGAGTCTGGCGAGTGCTTCGTCAGGCTGCGCTACCGCAAGCCCGCGGACGGCCTGGCTGTACCGTTGCAGTTGCAGATCCTGCCGCCTGAGTTCGTCCCGCTGGACCGCAACTTCGTCACCCGCAAGGGCAACGTGGTGCGGGCAGGCATCGAGTTCGACCAGGTCGGCCGCCGCGTGGCGTACTGGATGTGGAAGAACCACCCCGGCGATGCGCGGGCCATCGGAACCACCTACAACTCACTGCATCGCATCCCGGGAAGCGAGGTGCTGCATATCTTCGAGCCCCTCGAAGGTGGGCAGCTGCGCGGCATCCCGCGCCTGGCGCCGGTGCTGCTGCGGCTCAAGTCGCTCGACAACTACGACGACGCGGTGCTCTTCCGCCAAGAGGTGGCCAACCTCTTCGCGGGCTTCATCACCAAGCCTCGACCGGACGGCCCGCCTACGGTCGACCCGGTTACGGGTAAGCCTTTCACCAGCGACTCCGACGGCACCCCAATGGTGGCGATGGAGCCGGGCACCATGCAGGAGTTGCTCGAAGGCGAGGAAGTCGTGTTCTCCGACCCGCCCTCGGCGGGTGACACCTACGTTGATTTCATGCGGCAGCAGCTTATGGCCGCTGCGGCCGGTATCGAGCTGCCCTACGAGCTGCTGACCGGCGATATGGCAGATATCAGCGACCGCGTTCTACGTGTGTTGCTGAACGAGTTCCGCCGCCGCATCGAGCAGTTGCAGTTCGGCGTGTACGTTTTCCAGCTGTGCCGCCCGGTGCGGGCCGCCTGGCTCGACGCCGCATGGTTGTCCGGTGCCATCGCGTTGCCGGACTACCAGGCAAAGCGCCGCGACTACCTGCGCACCCGCTGGGTACCGCAAGGCTGGGCCTACATGCACCCCGTCCAGGACGTGCAGGGCAAGCTGCTGGAGATCAAGGGTGGCCTCGCCAGCCGCAGCGAACACGCACTGCGTAGCGGCTACGACGCAGAGGTAATCGATCAGGAAAACGCCGACGACAACGCCCGGGCCCAGACGCTCGGCCTCGACTACACCACCGACACGGCCGCGCTGGCGGGCGACAAAGAGGAAACCCGATGATGAAAATGACCAACCGCCTCGCGCTGGCGGTCATGCTGGGTGGCTGGGGCATCAGCACCCTGGAGCAGCCGCGCATCCTGAACCGCGCCGGCGACGCGCCACAGCTCAACGCCGAACACTGGTACAGCATCCAGTCGGCCGGCGAGGAGGGCGGCAAGCCGATCGAGGTCTACATCTATGGCGAGATCGGGTTCTGGGGCGTGACCTCGGGAGACTTCATCCGCGACCTCAAGGAAGTGGACGACGGTGTCTCGCAGGTGCTGGTGCATTTCGACACCGTCGGCGGCGATCTCTTCGACGGTATCGCCATCCACAACGCGCTGCGAGCGCTGGGCGAGCGTTGCACCGGTCAGATCGATGGCGCGTGCTTCAGTGCCGGCAGCGTGGCGGTGTGCGGCGCGCACCGCGTGACCATGGCGGATAACGCCATGTTCATGATCCACAACCCCTGGACCTTCATGGCCGGCGACAGCGACGAGCTGCGCAAGATGGCCGACATGATGGACAAGGCTTCCGAAGGCATCGTTGCCAGCTACCAGCACCGCTCGTTGAACATCGATGACGCCGAGCTGCGCCGCATGATCAACGACACGACCTGGCTCACCGCCAGCGAGGCGAAAACACACGGTTTCGTTGACGAAGTGTTCGGCGAGGCGGAACCGCTGGTGAACAACGCCCCCCTCGGCAAGATCCTCAACCGCTACCGCAACGTGCCAGAAGCGGCCCTGCGACTGGTTGGCGAAGTGGAGCAGCCCCCTGAGCCTGAGCCGCAACCCGAGCCAACCCTTGAACCGACCCCGGAACCAGTCCCGCAACCTCAGACCCCGGAAGCTGCTGAGCTGGCCGCAAAGCTCGCGGCGGACTGCGCGCAAGCCGGCTTGAGCAACTGCGTCAGCTACCTGATCCGTGCCAGCGCGCTGGCCAGCAGCGAGGCTGTTCAGGCGCACTTCAACCGTGCCAAGGACGTCCGCGCCGCGTGCCTGGTAGCCAAGCTGCCGGAGGAATCCCAGGCGCTGATCGAGGCCGGCCTGACCGGCGAACAGGCCAAGGCGAAGCTGTTCGAGAAGCTGGCCAATAAAAGCGGCCAGGTGGAAATCAGCAACCTGCCTCCGCTAGACGATGGCCCCCAAGCCAGCGCGAACCAACCCCCGGCGCCGAGTGAGGTCTACGCCCGACGCCGCAACCAAGCCTCGAAAGGAGGAAAACAAGCATGACCATCAAAACCGAAGGCGTGTACGCCGGCGAGTTCCTCCTTTCGGAGGCCAACGGCACCCGCAGCCGCGAGGAGGTGGTCATTGCCGCCGGCTCCGGCATCCTCATGGCTGGGACGTTGATCGCACTGATCACTGCCGCCAACGCACTTACCCCAACCGCCGATGCTGGCAACACCGGCAACGGCACCGTCGGCTCGGTGACCGTCACCAGCGCGGCGATCACCGGTAACTACATCCTCACCATCACCGAGGTGGCTGCCAACGCCGGCAAGTTCGAACTCGTCGACCCGACCGGCGCACTGGTTGGCGAAGGCACCGTCGGGCAGGCATTCACCGGTGGCGGGCTGACCTTCACTCTCGGCGACGGCTCTACCGACTTCGCAGTCGGCGACAGCTTCACCCTGGCCGTGCAGGCCAACCTGGGCGAATACACCGCATACGACGAAGCCGGTACCGACGATGGCCGCCGCGCCGCCAGCGGCATCCTGTTCGCCTCGGTGGACGCCACTGTCAACGACGTGCGCGCGGTCGGCGTGATGCGTGACGCCGAAGTAATCGAGCGGCTGCTCACCGGCCTGGACAGCAACGGCCGCGCCGACCTGCTGGCCAAGGGCATCATCATCCGCCCCTGATCGCCATTCGCAGCAACCCCAATACCCAAGCCCCGCCCCTGCGGGGCTTCGCATTTCTAGGAGCCCAACATGGCCGAAATCACCATTTTTCAGGACGAGGCGTTCGGCGTCGACGCGCTGCTCACCGTCATCAACGAAGACCACGTGCTGCCAGGGCAGATCGCAGCCGCCGGCTTGTTCGAGGAGCAGGGCGTAGCCGGTACCGTCGTGCAGATCGAAAAGGACGGCATGACGCTCGCACTGGTCAAAGCCGCAGCACGCGGTAGTGCCGGTCAAGCAGTCATCGGCGACAAGCGCACTCTGATCCCCTTCAACACCGTGCACTTGCCGCAGACCTTCCAGATTCTGGCGGATGAGATTCAGGGCATCCGCGCCGTCGGTAGCCTCACCGAGTTGATGCAGGTGCAGGCTTACGTGGCGCGGCGCATCGAAAAGGCGCGCCGGCAGATCGACCTCACCCACGAGTTCCAGCGCATTGGCGCCATCAAGGGCAAGGTGGTCGACGCCGATGGCAAAACCGAACTGTTCGACATCTTCCAGCGCTTCGGCCTGAACCGCCCCAAGGCCTTCAGCCTGGAGCTGGATAACGCCGATACCGACGTAGCGGCCAAGTGCGTCGAGATTCTGGACGCCCAGGAAGATGCCCTTGGCACTGTCACTAGCACCGGCGCCCATGCCTATTGCGGCAAGACACTCTGGGCAAAGCTCATCAGCCACAAGAACGTGCGCGAGGCCTACCTGGGCTGGGAGCGAGCCGCGCAGTTGCTGGGCGATCGTCGCCAACCCTTCGAGTTCGGCGGCATTAACTGGGAACGTTATCGCGGCAAGCACGGTAATGTGCCGTTCGTGGCCGATGACCGCGCGCACGTCGTGCCCATGGGTGTGCCGGAGCTATTCATCAGCGCCTTCGCGCCAGCTGACTACATGGAGACGGTCAACACCGAGGGCATGCCGTACTACTCCAAGCTGGAGATGATGAAGTTCGGCAAGGGCGTGGAAGGCGAAGCGCAGTCCAACCCACTGCACCTGTGCACCCGCCCGACCTCCGTTCGCGAGCTGACCATCTGACCATGGCCAGCTTCGGCGACTGCATAGCCGACATGGACGCCGTGATCATGGCGTCCCTGAGCGACGGCGAAGGGGAGTTCATCCACCCCGACGGCCAGGTAGTCCGCAACGTCCCGCTAATGCTCGACCACAACCTGCAGATCAACGGGCCGGAGGGCCTGTATCGCAGCGATGCGGTCGGCATCACCTGGCGCCGACAATCGGTGCCTTGCGGGGTAGGGCGTGGCGGCATCTTCGTCTACCGCACGCGGCGCTATCTGGTCGAGGACATCCTCGAGGACGACGGCCATATGGCCACTGCCGCCTGCATGGAGCAGAAATGAACCGCAACCCACTCACCCTGGGCCGCAAGGCCCTGGTCCAGCAGCTGGGCACGGTCACCGTTGCCAATGGTTGCTCCACCAACGCCGGTCACAACGTGCGCACCGGCTGGTTCAACGAGGTGCTCAAGTCAGCGGACATTGGCTTTCCGATCATCTGTCTACAGAAGGGCAAAGATCTCGCGCCGAAAGCCGCCGCGGGAGCGCTGATCAAGTTCAACGGCTTCTACGTCATCGGCGCGGTCGATGTCGGCCTGGATGCCTACGAGGATGCGCTCGACGATCTCGAGCACGACCTGCTGTGCGTGCTCATGCCAACCGAGGGCCAGTTCCCACGGTGGCTGCCACGCGGCATCAAGGGCATCACGGTTGGCGCGCCAGAGCAATTTCCGCCAGGCAACGGTGAGCGCGCCGCCAGCGTGCTGATTCCGGTGCACCTGCACACCATCATCGAAAGGTAACGCACATGACCACCAACGCTACTGCCGTCACGGCAGGGGACTCGGCTGCCCTGAAAAAAGCGCCGGAGCTGGTTGAGGTCACCCTCGCCAAGCCGCACACCCACAAGCGCAAGCCATACGACAAGGACGACAAGCTCAAGGTCACTACGGCACAGCGCGAAACCCTCATCGCCCGCGGCATTGTCGCCGGCTCTCAGGAGGCCTGATCCATGGCAGTCCAGAAAGAAACCTTCGTCATCGGGGGCCACCTGAAAATGCGCGTCTCTGGCAGCGGCCTGCCGTTCCAGAAATGCGGCCTGGTCTCCACCATCCAGACCACCATCGAAACCAACAACCTGACCCTAGGCGACACCACCACCCCCCAGGGCGGGGAGTACGACTCCGTGGACCGCATCACTGGCGTAGGCCTCGCGATCAACTTCCGCGAGTTCTTCACGCCGGTGCTCGCCGGCATCCTCTGGGGCGATACCACCACAGTGCCGGCGGCGACCCACACCGACGAGCAGCACGTGGCCGCGGTTGACGGCACCATTGCGCTGGACCAGATGCCGCTCGAGATCGACGGCGTCACCAACGTCGTAGACGGCGCCCCGGGCACTGTTACCTTCGAAGAGTTCGATGACTGGGTCATGACCGGCTCAGGCATTGAAGTGGTCGTCGGCGGAGCGCTGGAGCAGGCCATTCTCGCGGCAGCGCCTGGCACGCCGTACAGCGTCTCGGTCGACTACAAGTCCGCCGCGGTCGACGTGGTCGAGGCTCTGACCAACTCCGGCCTGGAGCTGGAACTGCTGTTCGAGGGCGAGAACGCCGCCGGCACCAAGAAGCGCATCGAAGCGCGGTTCTGGAAATGCCGCCTCAACCCGGCCAGCTCGCAGGACTGGCTCAGCGTAGATGACTTCATGGGCGCGGAGTCCACCTGCAAGGTCATCAGCGATCCGACCAAGGTTGGCACCGGCAAGTCGAAGTACTTCCGGGTCAAGAAGGAGTTGCCGGTGGCGGCGTGATCAGCCCGCCCGCCGCAGGTGCGGCGGGTGGATTGCACACGGTCGATTTAGACTAGTCGACGACCGATATGTCGATGTGTCTTGGCTTGTTTAGCTAAGCGAGCGCGGCGTTCCTCGCGTTGTTTCAGTCTCGACTCGGACGGCTTTCGGTTGGGAATGACTCGCTTGAATCCTGGGCCTATTCGGCTGGACTCCTCCAGCAAGACAATCACGAATGCGTTCTGCCTTAGCCACCACAGCTCCAGCGCGATAACCGGCACCATTTGGAACACGAAGATGATTCGCCCCGCCTCGGTACGAGCACCGCTACTCGCGACTAACAGCGCTAGCGAGACGACCGTACAGACTATGAAAGCGCAGAACAGAGCTTCTTCTTTGGCAAGCTGCCTCTGAATACTGAAGGGGTCCACTCGATATCGCTTGGCAAGCTTGAGATCGCGGTACCGAGAAGAGCGCAGAAGGTGCGTAAGCCAATGAATACCAGGTGATGCCGCGCGCTTAATGAGCCAATAGAACATTGCGACGATTACGGGAACAGTCAGGTCTTTTACCCCTGGTATGTACTGCGTGAAGTCTCCAATTTCCATTTGCTTACTCAGTTGTGAACCGCTCTGAAATGAGAGCGCTTCGCTTTAATGGGACAAAAAGTCTGCGGGTAGCGTAAGCGTCATGGCAAGACTCGCGATGCGCTGGGCTTTGGATCTTCACACTAGCGCCGCTGCTCATTGCTCGTTGGGCTGATTCTTGTGGCTGTGCTTCCTAGTGCTAGGGATCATCAACAGCACCTGGCGTGTTCCGCCTCGGCACACCGTTTTCCCACTCGTGCCAGAGCCCGAATGTTATCCCCGTATACTCACCGCTTACGAGCCGCGAGCTCGACCGGGGCTAAGCAACCCAACAACAACTACCCGCTTCGGCGGGTTTTTTATTGCCCGGAGAACGTATGCAAACCACCAACACCCGAGAAGTCATCATCGATGGGCAGGCCGTGCTCTGCCGCGAACTGACAGTGTTGCAGGTGCGCGACTGGCTGAACGAGATGCTAAATCCGCCCGCTGATGACCCTCTGGATGCCGCGCTGTTCGAGGACTGCGGCCTGGGGGACATCAAGCGAATGACCGACCTGAACGACGAGCGCATCAACTCCATGCGGCCATCTCAGTTGCAGCAGGTAATCGCAGTCTGCAAGGAGCTGAACCCTCATTTTTTCAGCCTGCTGGGTCGGGTGACGCCGAGCCCGGCGAAGCGGTAGCCAGCCTTGATCGCACCCTGGACGCCCTGATTCGGATCGGTCACGCCAACGCGCCCTACTACCCCTGGACATATTTCCTTGCTGCCCTGAAGGCGGCTTCAAAGAAGTGAGCCACCATGACTGACGTAGAACTACGGCTGACGGCTGACGTCGATCAGGCAACCAAGAACGTTGGCGGCTTCCGCAAGGAATATGCTGACCTGGTTAAGACGCTGGAAAAGCCTCTCCGTCAGGTCAATGCCTTCCGCGAGCTGGAGTCGAGTCTGGAAGGCACCCAGCGCGAAGCGCGCAGCGCCCGTGAGCGTGTTCGGGATCTCGGCAATGAGATGGCTCGCACGGCCAACCCCAGCAAGGAATTGACCGCGTCATATCGTGATGCGGTGAACGAACTGCGGCGGCTGGAGCGGGCCGAGGCTACAGCGCAAGGCCGTCTTGCTGGTCGCCGGCGTGAGCTGCAGGCGGCTGGCGTGGATACTCGCAACCTAGCCATAGAGCAGCAACGGCTGACGAGGGAGCTTGAGGCTGCGCAAGCAGGCGGGCGCAACGAGCAGGCTGCTGCCAGCATCCGCGCCCGAGCTGCTGCGCTTGCTCAGGTTACCCGTGAGCAGCGCCTGGCCAATCTGGAATCGGCCCGTGCCGATCTGGGTGTCAATCGGTACCGAGCGCTGCAGGCGGAGCTGGGGCAGACCCAGCGTAATTACGAGTTGCTTCGCCGCTCGGGCAATCTGACTGCTGCCGAGCTGGCTGTGGCGCAAGGGGCTCTTACGCAACGCGTGCAAGAGACACGGGCCGCGATGAAGGGCTTGCTCGTTGATCAAACTCGCATGCGTGCGGGCGGCGCGAGCGCACTAGTGGCAACGGGCGGTGTGATCGGTGGGGCCTTTGCGGCCGTCCGCGCAGTGCAGGGTGTGGCGTCTATTACTGATGCGTACACACTGATGAATGCTCGTTTGAAGCTGGCGACGGAATCGCAGGGGGAGTTCAACGCAGCTCAGGCCGGGCTGGAGTCGATCGCCAAGGCAACCGAAACACCGATGGCATCGCTCGTAACCTTGTATGGACGGATCAGCCGTCCATTGAAGGAGGCCGGCCGCAGCCAGGCCGAAATACTCCAGGTTACGGAAGCGGTAGCCACTTCATTCCGTGTTTCAGGTGCTAGTGCCGCAGAGGCCGAGAACGGCGTGATTCAGTTTGCGCAGGCACTGGGGTCCGGCGCGCTGCGCGGCGATGAGTTCAACAGTGTTGCCGAGCAGGCGCCGCGCTTGATGCAGGCACTGGCCGATGGCATTGGCGTGCCGGTGGGGGCATTGAAAGAGATGGCCGCTCAAGGCCAGCTCACCAGCGACATCGTGACGAATGCATTGACCAGCCAGCTCGAAGTGCTGCGCAAGGAAGCCGAGACGCTGCCCGATACTGTGGGCGGCGCCATGACGGACTTGACTGATCGCTGGAACAAGGCAATCGGGCAAGCGGATGTCAGCGGATTGATCAGTGCCATCAACGAACTTGCTGACACGGTTTCCGACCCTGAGATAGTGAGCGGGCTCGCTCAAATAGCGGCGGCGATGGCGACCCTTGCTGGCTGGACCGTTACGGTTGCTAGTGAATTTGCTGGCTTCGGTGACAAGGTCGCCTTTAGCGCTGCACAATTCAGCGCCGGTTCCGAGGAGACGGCGCAGCAGGTGCGTGAGCTGGAAAAGTTGAAGCGCGCGTTGGGTGAGGTAAACGCCGCACGCACGGGGTCGAGTTTCTTTGGCTCAGCGACTGCTCCACTTCTGATGAAGTTCTTCGCCCCGGAGCAGCTGGATGCTTGGGCTGCAGAGTTGGAAGAAAAGATTCGCGCATTCGAGCAAAAGCTGTACGGCATATCCGAAGGGGAGGCGGCGCAGGAGTCCCAAGTCAGCGAGCAGCTGCAGGAAACCCGAGATAAGGAGCTTGAGAGCCGGCGGCAGTACATTGCGGAAATCGAGAGCCAGCAGTCCCGCCTGATCAAGTCCGCCGAATCCGCCGGTAAGCAGCTGGTTGCTGCCGAAAAGAAGACCACTCAAGAGCTCGAGAAGGTTCGCGCGGATCGCGTGAAGATCGAGGAGCGCTATCAGAAAGCGCTGGACGGGCTGAATGGCGGCGGGGAGGCATCGTACGGCTCCGCGCAGTCGTTGAAGGTGGGGGCTCGCCAGGCATTGCTGGCGGGAGATCTCGAAGGCGCAAAGGCGCAGGCGCAAGCAGCATTGAAGATGTTGCAAGACCTGGCGGCCGCTGGGGAGAGCACCTACGGCTTTGAGGGCTTCATCAGGGAGCTGCAAGGCATCGAACTGGCCGCGAACGACATCGAGCAGACTAACGCCGAAGAGAAGATCAACGTCATCAAGGCGGAAATGATCGATCTTAAAGCCAAGGCTGCGGCGCTGGAGGATCTGCCAGTCAGCGTCAAGATGGACGATGCCGCGTTGGAGCAGGTGAAGCAAGCGCTGTTGGCGCTCGCTGATACCAAGATCATGGTGCAGGTCGGTGCGCAGTACGACTTCAGCAAGCCTTATACCCTCCAAGACCCAGGCCCGGAGCCGGAGGGCTTCTCCGGCGGCGGCTGGACCGGCCCAGGCGGCAAGTTCCAGCCCGCCGGTATCGTCCACGCCGGCGAGCACGTGCAGCCGCAGGAGGTTGTGCGCGAGCCGGGGGCGTTGGCCTTCCTCGAACGGATCCGGCGCAACGGCTTTCGCGCCACGCTGGATCAGCTGCGCCTGCGCGGCTATGCCAACGGCGGGCCGGTAGTGCCGGTACCTCGATTTGTGCCAAATGTGCCAGCGCCGAGCGCTGCGCTGCTGGAGGCGTCGTCAGGTCCGCAGTTTCCGCACCTAGGCCAGGTTGACTTCAACTTCGGGGGGCGGACGCAAACCGTTTACGTCGAGCGCGGTAGCGTGAACGAGCTTCGCGATGCGGCCCGCAAATTCGGGCGCACCCACCTCTGAATCAGCCCCGCACCTGCGGGGGCTTATTGTTTTTGGAGCCATTGAATGTCCCCACCCCGAATCATGCTCGGCGGCGTGCCGATCGTGCTGCATGCCGGTGCGCCAGAGGAAAGCATCGGGCCCATTGGTGGCTCAACCGTGCTGCGCATGAGCGATGGCGCGGGCGTGAAGATGCAGCACTGGCAGCGTTCGGCCGGAACGATCTCCGGCAACGGCTGGATGCCGCCTGGCCTGGCCGGACTGGACTTTTCGCAGCCGCTAGAGCTGCGCAGCACCAAAACGATGAGCCACGTCGGACCCGGACCTACCTTCTCCCTTATCAACACCCCGCGCCCCGACGTTGCGCCATGGGCGCAGGCCCTGATCGGCGGCCGTGATTGGGTGCGGGTGCCGTGCTCATTCGAAAGCGGCGTTGTCACCGTGCCTCCCGTGCACGGTGCCACTTTGTACCAGGCCTGCTACATGCCGGTGTTCTCGGTATTCGCCGAGGCCCCATCGGAGACGCAAAGCGCTGGCACCGCCACGCACAGCTGGTCCATTCCTTGGGAAGAAGCCTGATGCTCAACCGGACACCGCTCAACTCCGGGCCGCTGAACGGACTGCCTCGTGCGGCGCGCGAGCCTGAATATGTCGTGCGCGGCCAGTCGTTCGTGTGGGCGTTGCGGTTGGCCGTTGAAGGCATGAACTACACCGCGCAGATAACTGGAGTAGTGACGGTTGATCGGGAGGAGGGTGCCGCGGGGATCGCCGGTTTCGGGCTCTTCATCGCCTTGGGCTTGCCAGTCGTACCGCCAGACTGGAAGGGGCGCGCTGTCACTATCGATTACATCACTACCAGCCAATTCGTCACGACCGAGGCCCGCCGTTACACCGGCCAAATCAGCATCGCCAACTGGAACCCAGTCAATCGAGTGCTGACCTGCGAATGCTCCGATCAGGTCCAGCAGCGCGTCGAGGGCATGCCCGTTCCCGCGATCAATGCGCTGGTTGGCGGCTACTGGTCAGCGGATGTGTTCGAGGAGATCGAGGGGCGCAGCCATTGGGACTATGCCCTGGAGCGCCTGAGCACCCGGCCGGTCAGCCTGGACTACTCGCCGCTGGGCGAAATGCGCGTGACCAGCTGGTATGCCGGCGCACCGGACTTCATCTTCGGCGAAGGCACGGTGCTGTATCAGACGCTGGACCTGCAGCAGTCCGACCTGTCGCGTACCACGAACCGGATTGAAGTCGAGTTCAGCTATCGCTACTCCCGGCTGTGGCAGCGCAATCAGGCATACACCTGGATCGTTCCGGCTGGCTCGTTCTGTAACTGGCGGGAGGATTCGCACGAACTGCCCACCATCGAGATGGTGCAGGAGGCTCTGACCGGCAGCGGGCAGGCCATCGTCAGCGAAAGCTACGTGACCGCGCCGCTCAGCGATCCGGACCCGTGCGGAACGGGCATCGCCTGGGTCAACCAGTTCGACAACCTGGTTATTGGCACGGGCATCACTGGCGGTCGCCGCTGGGTCCAGACGGTGACTGAGAGCTACACGCTGACTTTCGCCACGCCAGACGGCGAAGATGAAGCGCGCCAGGTGGTTCAGCGGCAAAGCGCCTCGCTGCAGATCGAAAGCGACGAGGAATGGACCGAAGGCGACATGGCCGGCACCGATACCGGCTATCAAGACGTGATCGATGACGCCCGCCGCGCTGCCGTGTTTGAAGTGGTCGCCAACGAGGCGCGGACCGAGTTGATATCGGCCAATCGGGAAACGCTACTTGGCTGGCAGGTGCCGACAAGCATGGTGCTGGGCATCGACCTGATCCACACGCTGGAGGTGGATTGCTCAGGCGTGCGCGCCCGCGGCAAGTGCCGGCGCATCGTTGATTCGTTCGACTTGGGCAGCGGTGCGGCGGTGACCACGCTCAGCATCGCGATCATGCGCGGCGGCGGCACAAGTGACCCGCTGACGATTCCGCCTCGGCTTGGCTCCATCCCGACTGATCCTGGTGAGGGCGCCTCGATTGCGCTGCCGACGCAGATCGGCGGGCGCAGTACTGATCCCGTCTATGACGAGGACAAGCTCGGCTTTGCCGGCAATTGGTCGGTGGCGGACAACAACGAAGGCCAGGAAGCGTTCCCGCGTCGGTTTGACCTGGAATCGCCAGAGATACCGGAAGCCGATCGCGACGAACTTGCCCCAACCGGCGCCACGCTCTACCGCGTCGGCATCCCCAATGACCTGCTGGAGCTTTGACCATGGCGCTTGGAGACGCACGCCGAGCCGGTGGGCAGGCATTGGAGCAGGGGCGCCGCGCGGCTGGTCGAGCATTGGAAGATGCCCGCCGTGCCGGTGGCCAACAGATGGAGGCCACGCGCCGCGGAGAGGCGGTTGCCGAGGACATTAACAGCCTCGTGCGACCGCAGCGCCAGGCCAAGGCCTTGCCACGGGTGCAACCCGTTGGCGCAATTCCGCCTCAGCGTAGCCGGGGCACATACAAGGTGCCGGCCAGCACCGGCACCGCAGGCATCGCCAGCCCGCTGATCGAAGGCGCGGCAGGAGAGGGCGCAACCCTGGCCCGCGAGCACTACGCCGGCATTACGCTCACCAGCAGCGACGGGCTGATCAGCCTCGACGTTGAGCCACTGAAGAAACTGACCATGCGGGACGCCAACGGCGAGCCCGTCGTGATGGAGTTTGCACAGCCATGACCGATGCGCTCTCGCTGAAGCTGAGCCGGCCAACTGCATTGCGCGGCAATCCGTTCCATGGCTTGGTCAAAGGTGGCCAGCTGACCTTGCCGAACGCCGCGACCATGCCTTACCCGCAACCTGTCGGCGAGCACTGGCAGAAAGGCAGCACGGCGCTGATCAAGCACCCGAATGCGCCTGGAATCACGCGCTCGCCGGAGCAGCAGGCGGAAGACACGGCGGCCGGGCTGGAATGGTGGGATCGGGCGATACTGTCTGCGAATCAGCTGTACGGCAAAGAGCTGCCTGGCTGGATCTACATCGACCCGAACGGCGACCGCTGGCTGGTCACTACCACGCTGTCAACGCTGCACATTGCTGGCGGTACCTGCTCGGTCACCCTGGCGCGCTTCGGCGTGTTGGGCGGCGAGCCGGAGTCCTACACCTACAGCGTGACCGTGCCGAACATGGGGCACGCCACGCCAGCCATTAACCTAGCGAAAGGCAATAGGCTAACGCGCTTTCATACAAGCCCGACCGGTGCAGGAGCGGTTTTTGAGCTGTCGGTTGAGTTTCAGGAAGCCTATTGGCGATGGTGGAGCTGGAGGCCAGTCGGCTGGGTCGAGATAACCCTCGAAGGTCCAGGCGCAGAGTGCGTGGCTGAAGTGTCTGTTCTCAAGACCCGCATGCAGGCTCTTGGCTCAACGAGCTATACCGACGCTGATTCAGTGCCTGATGACTATTACCTAGAGAATCTGGCGGCAGGCGGCGCTCGATTGGTTCGTGAGCAGCCAACCAATGGAAACACCTGGACTCGAATCATTGGCCACGGCTCGCTGATCGGCGTGACGGAGGGGAAATTTTCGGGATATGTCGTGGCCATGTTCTACGACGATGGCGGCGCTCTTCACGAACTCACCCTGAGCGGAGTCGGCGCGACTGAAAGCAACGACCCGCCGTACACCCACACAGGCCCCACTGAATTCGAGGTGAACGTGCCGTTCACAGGCCTCTGGACATCGAGCCGTAGCACCGTATCGACGTTGACTCTGACCTACGCGCTCGACGGGGTTGCGCTGCACAGCTACGAATTTAGCGTCACCGAGACGATCAGCGAGTCATTGGAATACCGGCAGGGAGCAACCGGTGGGACAGAGAAGTTTAAGGCCGTTGATGTGCTGTCCGTCTTCACCCCGGGCGGCACATACAGCCTGAGCACAGCAGAAGTCGACCCGAATGCCAGCATAGGGGGCGGATTCTGGAACCCATGGTTCGACTTCTCAATGCCCGGACAGCCTGGGCAAACGCCGTCGCGGATATCGCAAAGTCCGTTCTGGTTTGACCAGAACAATGTGCCTGGGCGGCTAGATATCAACCCGGTTCGGCATTCCAATCTGGTATTCGGCCTGCTGCTATGGGAGCTGCCCAACAACGACCAGTTGGCTAACTACCGCGTCATTTACGACCCGGTAGTAGTAACGCCAGCTGGCGCGGTAACCCTACCGGCCATAGAGATCGATCAAGGCAACAAAACCTACGTATTCGAACACCACGCCTACGCCAGCCACTGCCCGGTCACCGGCCAGACGGCGCGCCATTCCGAGCCCGTCTGTTACGTCTGAGGACAACCATGCAATTCATCAATAACTGGAGCCGTGCGGTAACGCTGGCGCCCGGAGTGACTTCGCTTGCCCTGGATTTGCCAGACGGCGAGTACAGGCTGACGCTTGCCGACTCGCAGCTCATGCCGACCCGGTGGGAGATCGTTGGCGCTACGGTGGCAGCCGGCACGGCAACGTTGGTTCGCGGGCTGGAAGGTACGATGGATCAGGATTGGCCGACCGACAGCATCACATACTGCGCGGTCACGGCTGGGGTGCTAGCCGATTTTGATCAGCTGCTGGCTGAGCAGAGCGCCATGATCGAGCAGAAAGTGGATCGCGTGCCTGGGATGGGATTATCTACCGAGGATTTCACTACTGATGAAAAGGCCAAGCTGGCCGGGTTACGGGCTGGCCAAGGACTGCAAACAGGTGACCTGCTGCTGACTGCAAGGGTGCCAGATGGCTCGTATGTGGAGGCTGGAAGCCTGGCCGCTCAGGCGGACTATCCGGAGCTCTTTGCCATTATTGGCTTGATAGGAGGCGTGGGCACTCCGGCGAACGGAGCGACATGGCAGAACTCTACCGGTGGCCATGCAGGCTCAAACCCCCCTCTAGCGGGGCATCACGGCAGGTGGATTGCGGCCAGTAAACCGAACTCTGTCTATCTGAGCGTTGATTCGGCTACTTGGAACAAGATTTCCATGGCTTATGCGACGGATAGCTTCGATCGAATCGCAACTGACCGTAATGGCACTTGGATCGCTGTTGGGTTTAACGGAATCATTCGAGCCTCATATGACAATGGGGTCACCTGGGTGTCGCGTACAAGCCCGCTCGGTACCACGCGGCTGGGCTTCGTCGAAACAGACGGAAACGGCGTGTGGATAGCGCTCGCTACGTCGGGTAACTACATCCGGAGCGCCGATAACGGAGCCACCTGGGTACAAGACAGCTCTGGGCTGGCAGGTACCCTTCAATCCGTAGCGACGAATCGCAATGGAACGTGGTTGATCACTGGGTACAGCGGGACCACCGCTCGCAGTACGGACAATGGCGCAACGTGGACGGCTGCCGGGACGGCGACGAATCGAAGCTCGAACCCGAAGAACTGTATCGCCACTGATGGAGCTGGCGTTTGGTGCATTTCAGGGACAGGCGGAATATCCAGGAGCACCGACGACGGCGCGACCTGGATAGAGGTGGCTTCCAATGCGAACGCCCTCGTGACAATCGACACCGACGAGGACGGGGTCTGGCTTGCTGCTGGGCAGAACGGCGCAGTAATGCGCAGCCTAGACAATGCGGTTACATGGGAAGCGATCGCTGGATTCACTGGATACATCAATAGCGTTGCGAGCGATCGAGAGGGCCAATGGGCGTTAAACCGGGAAATTACTTCGCCGGTGGCTTTCAGTACTCTGACTATTGCTTATCCATACGACAGCGAGACGCAATTCATGCTGCCGCCATTCGCCACCCCAGAAGGTATCAAGGCTTACCTAAAGGCGTGACGCCTCCTTTCACCTCGACTTTCGACTAGATACACGTCGACCAATCACATTGCCTGCCCCACGCCCGCAGCCTGCAGCTGAGGATCGAGTCCGTCTGGCGCACGCTTTTTGCCTATGCGTTACGCAGAGCTCGGTCTGAGCTGGCGGAGCGAATTGTTCTGAATGGGGGGGTAGGGTGCCAGTACGGCATCCAGCTGGTTCAAGCAGATCTTGAGCGCTGAAGCGCGACGCTCTGTGTCGCCAGGGGCCAGCCAGTCGAGAGCCTCGTCCAGTTCCTGAGTGGTTGGCTCGCACACCAGAATGCCGTGGCGAACGCTCATTTCCTGGCCTTTGTACACCAGGTGTAGAGGGTCCCGGTCCGCGATAGACGCTCCATCCTTGAGCAGGGCTTCAACGTGCTTGCGCAGGGCGGTGTATTGACGGCGTTCCTTTCCTTCGTATCGCATGTGCGGCTCCTTCAACGGCAGCCGCAAATGGTGACACATTTCACAATGCTGTGACATCATAAAGCCACTACCTGCGCGACTCCTTCCGTGCGGTTGTGGTTTCCCGGCCCGCTCACCAGCGGGCTTTTTTTCGTCCGGAGAAACCGATGCGGCCCCTGACTGAGCAGCAGCTGCTGCAGATCCTCCCCAACGCCCGCCCAGTCGCGGGCGTTTTTGTTCCTGCGCTCAACAGGGCCATGGCGCGCTATCGAATCGAAAGCCCGGTGCGTCGCGCTGCGTTTCTCGCGCAGGTCGGGCACGAGTCCGGCCAGCTACGACGCCTGGTGGAAAACCTCAACTACAGCGCCTCCGGGATGGCGGCAACATGGCCTGCGCGCTTTCGCGGCGCCAATGGTCAGCCGAATGAATTGGCCCTGCTCTTAGAGCGCCGGCCAGAGCCGATTGCCAACCATGTCTACGCCGATCGCATGGGCAACGGACCGGTCGTCAGCGGTGACGGCTGGCGATACCGAGGGCGCGGACTGATCCATCTCACTGGCCGCGACAACTACCGCGCCTGCGGCAGTGCCATCGGAGCGGACCTACTGACGGCGCCCGAGCTGCTCGAGCAGCCCGAGTGGGCGGCCATGTCTGCTGCATGGTTCTGGTCCAGCAACGAACTCAACGAGCTGGCCGATGCTGGCCGGTTTGAGGAAATCACTCGCCGCATCAACGGCGGTACCCATGGTCAGCCGCAGCGTTTGGCGCTCTGGCGAGCCGGGCAGGAGGTGTTGGCATGATCGGCACGCTGGTCGAGCGCAGCACCATTTACGGGGTGCTGGCAGCGATGTGCTTCGCGGCCGGCTGGAAGGTAAACGGCTGGCGGCTTGGCGAGGGCATCGCCCAGGAGCAGTTGCAGACGGTAAATGTTGCTCGAGTAATCGAGCAAAGACAGCAGGCGGTTGCGGATGACGAGGGAAAGAAAGGCCATGACGAACTTGAAGATCTGCGGCGTGCTGCTGATCGCGCTGGGGCTACTGCTGCAGGGCTGCGGGTCGAAGCCAGCCGGCTCGCCACTCAGCTCGCTACCTGCAATGCCGGAACTGCCGGCGAGCGCCAGGCAAGGGCAGACGCCGCCGCAGTGTTTGCCGACGTGCTTGGAGAAATGGAATCAGAAGGTCGCGCAATGGCAGCAGCGGCTAGCCGCGCCCGCAGCGCAGGGCTCACCTGTGAGCGGATCTATGACGGAGTAAGAGGAGCTAGCCAGCAACTGGCTCGTTAACGATATCGCTGATGACTTGATCGGCGAGGAAAGAGGGCGATCACTCGAGGTGCGCCAACACCAAGAGCAACCGCCAGACCGCAGACTATCCCTGCAAGCCCAGCCAAAGCCCTCGCCTCGTGCACGAAGCGCGGCAAGGCTAACACCTGTTTATTTATACAGTAAAGGCTTGCTAATTATGACCAGTCCAATCGTTCCATGGATGGGTGGCAAACGCCGCCTGGCCGACCGTTTGATCCCGCTGTTTCCGCCGCATGAATGCTACGTTGAGGTCTTCGCGGGGGGCGCCGCGCTCTTTTTCATGCGGCCGATGCCCGCGCAAACTGAGGTGCTCAACGATGTAAACGGCGACCTGGTGTGCCTATATCGCGTTGTGCAGAACCACCTGGAGGAATTCGTTCGCCAGTTCAAGTGGGCGCTCAGCTCCCGCCAAATCTTTGAGTGGCAGAAGATGACCCGGCCGGAGACGCTTACTGATATTCAGCGTGCGGCTCGGTTCTTCTACCTTCAGCACCATGCATTCGGGGGCAAGGTGGCCGGCCAGACATTCGGCACAGCTACGACTGGCGCGCCTATCAACCTGCTGCGGATTGAAGAAAACCTATCCGCTGCATGGCAGCGACTCGCAGGCGTCTACGTCGAGCATCTGCCGTGGCTCGCCTGTGCCGAGCGATACGATCGCGCCCATACCTTCCTGTACATGGACCCGCCGTACTGGCAAACCGAGGGGTACGGTGTTGCCTTTCCTTTTTATGAGTATGAGCGAATGGCCGACTTCATGCGGCGCTGCAAAGGACGGGTTATGGTGAGCATCAATGATCATCCCGACATTCGCAAAGTCTTCGAGGGTTTTCACTTTGAACAAATCGATATCCGTTACAGCGTGGCCAACCAAAGAAACGGGACGGCGGATGTAGCAGGCGAGCTGGTCATCATGAACTGGACACCTGAATCACTCGGTGGGCTCTTCTGTTAGTGCCTGATCATGAGTCGCTGCAATAAGGGTAGCGCCCCACGCGTAGGCCTTTTCCATAGCAGCGTCGGTCCAAGGTGTTCACTCATGTCCGCCTGACATGCCGATACCAGAGAACCTCGATCAAGGGCATCCGAGCATGGTCTGAATGTATCCCTTGAATGCCCGGGCTGCTCGCTGAGCACTAACTTCTGAATTGGCGAAGTCGGCCAATGATTTGTCGTTAAACCTGTCGCGCGGCGAGTTGCGCAACACATCACGTCGCCTGGCTCCACAGCACGCTATGGTCCGTTTTCTAACGTTTGCTCGCCACGTCATGGAGGATGGGAATGGGAACGCTGGTAATCAATCGGAACAAAGGGCAGCGCGTGCGGCTGAGCGTCGAGGAAGGCGTCGATGCAGCTGAACTCGTCAGGCAGCTTTCCACTTCGGGTATTTGGCTCGATGTATCTTGGAGCGACAGCCGCCGGCAGTTCCGGTTGAACATCAATGCGCCGGCCGTCGTGCAGGTGCTGCGGGAGGAGTTGCTCGCGGTTGATGCGCCGGCTAGCTAAGCGGAAGCCGGCTCTCGCCTGCTGTCAGTTCACGCCAGTCGGCCAGCTGCGGTCAACGGGTGCCGCCGCTACCAACGGCATTGGCTTGGACGATGGAACCCAGCGAGCCGACATTCATCAGCGGGATGCAGCGACTATTATCCGATTCGTAGGCGGCGCTGCGCTTGTGTAGTGAAGCACTCAGCTCTTCAAGAATGGAGTCGAATCGCATTTGCACACCTGGAGGAATCACGTGAAGTCGGGATTCTAGTATCGCTCTCACCATTCTGGATGTTCCGAACCCTTCAAGCGTTTCGTCGGTCCCTATTGTTGGAATTCCTGTAACGGCGCGGCTACGCTCAACTTGCACTCGCTGTAGCTCAGTGCAGCCCTGCTGGCTATGGAATTAATCCAATGATTTTTCGATCTGAGTTCCGCATCTTGATTAGTATGTGTGCTTTATCGACCTCTCTCGTCTCGCTTGCTCAAGAGGGACCGAACCCATGCGTTCAGGCATTTCAGAATAACGTTCGCGATATTCGACAAGAAGACTATAAGCTGACTGTAATACAGAATGTTTACCGCAAAACATGCCGTAGTAGTGAGCGGAATTTTGATGCCGGTTTTACGAGTGATGTTAAGTCCGTCATAGATGCGGTGCCTGTCTTGAGTAGCTTTATGGGGTCTATTAAGGCAGGCAGTAATAAGCAGTTCTGTGAAAGATTTGAAGAAGGGGGCTACGAAGATCAGCAGGCTTCGGTCACGAGTAATACGGTGGTAACAAAGGCTCTTGATAGTTTCAATCAATGTATGGCTATTTGGGCTGCGCAGGGTGTGGCTATCACTCACAAAATCCCAAGCCCAGACATAGTTACTTTTGGTTTTAATTTCAAGAATACAATAACAAACTTTAATCTTGAGGGGGTAACTGCGACCGGTGGGTTCACATGTCGCGCGCCGGGTCCTCAAGGTATAATCGACATGGGGCCATACGTATCACTAACCAAAATGTCGAATTTTAGTATGACCTGTTCGCGGGAAGTGAACAAAATAAATGATGGAGGTGTAGACTTTCCGCCGGCAACTATTGTAATTGGTACGAACGTTCAACATCCCTATGAGGTCTATATTGATCAAAATCAAATACTAGGTCCTAGTACTCGTGCTGAAAGTCGGCGATTGATCGAGCAAAGCCAAATGGAGATTCAAACTCTTGGTGGGAGAGTTGCTGAGTTGGCTCAAGAAAATGAAATTCTAAAGAAAAAAGTAGCTGGTGTTGATGTGCGGTTTTTTAATTATTTCTATGGGCAGCATTATTTAGTAGATAATAATTTTGGGGCGGTTAATTTGCGTCATTTCGGTTGTGGCGATTGGACGAACGTGAATGAAGATATCCGGGTGGCGCGGGCGAAGAGCGAATTCTGCCCAAGTGCTGATATCGTAAGGGTAATCAAAACACGTGATCACGGCGGTAATCGGTGTGGTTATCATTACTTTGTAATGGCTTGCGTCACGTTGGGTAAGTAATCGTTCATCGCCGCGTCGGAGAATACAGCAGTCCGCAACGGCCACCGGTTCGATGCTGGGATGATTTTGTTCTTATAGAGTCTTGGACTACCTATCCGGCTCGCGGATGCGCTCGACTAACCGCGGCCCCTCATTACACACATTCCCCACCGCTCGATCAACTGCGAACCATTCGAATGCTTCACTCGGCAGTGCGAAGTCACCCACGATTTCCTCGGCGCGCTCTAGTGAAAGATCCGGCTCGACCCACTCGCGCGCCAGATCTGCCTCGAGCACTACCGGGCGGCGGTCGTGGATATCGACCATGCCCTGGTCGCTATCGGCGGTGATGATCACAAAGCCGTCGCCGTCGCGATCGGTCATACCGGTGCGGTCCATCTGCGCCAATGCAGCAAACCAAAGCGGCTCGCCGTCCTTGCGGCGCATGTAGTAGGGCTGCTTTTTCTTCGGGTCCGATGGGTCCTTGACCCACTCGTACCAGCCATCCGCCGCAACCAGCGTTCGGCCGGTTGCCCAGATGTCTCGGAAAAATCGGCTGCTCGCTGCCGTCTCCACTCGAGCATTGATCGCTGGCGGACGCTTACCCACCGCCCAAAAGGGCTGATATCCCCAGGGCAAGCGGGCCATGCGCAGCCCCGTGTCTGTCTCGTAAAAGATCATCACGCGTGAACGCGGCGCGACGTTGTAGCGGTTGATCGGCTCAGGGTCGATGCCGCCTTCGATGGGCTTGTCATAGCGCAGCGCATCCAGGTACTCGACCGCTGTTCGGTACTGCGTGAATCGACCGCACATACTCCCTCCAGCCTGCTATCGGATGGCTGCCTCTCTACATTGACCGCATGCGGTGCTCGTTGTTTACTGTGTATATATACAGTAATCGCAGAGTAGTATCATGCGCGCCACTATCCTGGGCCAGATCGGCCCGTCTCCCACTTTCTTGCAGTACATCGATACCCGCGTGCCTGCGGGTTTCCCCTCGCCAGCGGCCGACTATGAGGAGGTCACGCTATCCATCGATGAGTTGATCGACCTTCGAACGCCGCACGTCTACCTGGTACGGGTCGAAGGCCCGAGCATGATCGGCGCCGGGATCTACGATGGTGACGTGCTGGTGGTCAACAAGGCACTGGAGGCGCGCTCCGGCCACATCGTGGTTGCATATGTCGACGGCGGGATGACGGTCAAGCGGCTGCAGATCACGCCGGCCGGCGTCTGGTTGCAGCCTGAAAACCCGGACTATCGCGCCATTCCTGTTACCGAGTCCCTGCATGTGTGGGGCGTGGCCACGCACAATCTGCATCAACTATGTTCGCGCTGATCGACTGCAACTCGTTCTACTGCTCGTGCGAGCGCGTCTATCGACCCTGGCTCGACAGCGTTCCGGTGGTGGTGCTGAGTAATAACGACGGCTGCGTGATCGCCCGCACGCGCGAGGCCAAACGCCTGGGAATTCCCATGGGCGCCCCGTACTTCCAGTGGCGCGACCAGATGCGCGAATGGGGCGTGGTCTGTTTTTCCAGCAACTACGAACTCTACGGGCAGATGAGCGCCAGGGTGATGACCACGCTCGAGGGAATGTTCCCGCGAATCGAGGTGTACAGCATCGACGAGGCGTTTGCCGACCTGACTGGGATGACCGGCGACCTGGTGCCGCTGGGGCATGAGGCGCGCGAGCGAGTGCTGCGCTGGACCGGCATACCGGTGGGCGTGGGCATCGGGCCTACGAAGACCTTAGCCAAGCTGGCCAACTGGGCGGCCAAGACCTGGCGCAAGTCCGGCGGGGTGATCGACCTGCGCGACCCGGAGCGGCGTGATCGGTTGTTGCGAATGACTGAGGTAGGCGAAGTATGGGGCGTCGGCCGGCGGCTCACTGCTCGCCTGCGTCCGCTGGGCATCCAGACCGCCTGGGACCTGGCTCAGTACGACTCGGCATCGCTGCGCCGACAGTTCAGCGTGGTGCTGGAGAAGACCGCCCGCGAGCTGCGCGGGATCTCCTGTCTCGAACTCGAGGAGGCGGTACCGCCGCGGCAGATGATCTGCTCCTCGAAAATGTTTGGCAGCCGCCTGCGCGACATCGCTCCCATCCGCGAAGCGGTCGTGGCCTACGTCACCAAGGCCGCCGAGAAGCTGCGCTCTCAGCAGAGCCTGGCCGGTGCGCTGCAGGTGGCCATCCGCACCGGCATGCACAACCCCAACCAGCCGCGCTACGCCAATGCCATCAGCTGCCCGGTGCCATACCCAACCGACGACACCCGCGTGCTCGCCGCCGCGGCCGTGAGCGGGCTTGAGGCCATCTACCGGCAGGGCTACGCCTACAGCAAAGCGGAAGTGCTGCTGATGGATCTACGACAGCGCGGCGAATTCACCGGTGACCTGTTCGCCGCAGCGCCGCGATCTGGTGCCGATCGGCTGATGGCCGTGGTCGATCAAATCAACGCGCGCGAGGGCAGGGGAACCGTCCGCCTCGGGCGAATCCCGGCCACAGCGGAGTGGTCGATGAAGCGCGAAATGCTGAGCCAGCGGTATACGACGCGGTGGGATGAGTTGATGGTGGTGCGGTGAGTTGCCTGCGCTGCGCGTGTTCTCCTTAAACAATACTGGGCGACAGCTTGTATTGACCTTAAAAGTGGAAAAAGTACGTTCAATTATAAGAAGGAAGATTTTTAGCGTTGTTACAGATAATGATATTTTCGATATCGATTGGACAGGATTAGGGCGCTGAGCTATGCCTGGATGATGAGATGCAAGGGAGCGATAATTGTGAATAAAATTTATGCAATGAAGGGATTAATTCGTACCCTTGCGATTCTGACTTTGGGTTGCTCTCCGGAAGTATACGCGAGCGATATGGCAGTGTATGAGGGCGCCGGGCTTAATTCTCAGCGATTTCAGGAGCTACAAGTTCGACTTCAGGGTAAGAGCCTTGAAAGCCTTGTTGCCGAGAAAGGGATAGATGTCGGTGACTTATCTATCGAGAGGAAAGAAAAAGCACAGCATAGGTTTGTTCGGACATATGGGGAAGATGGTGTGCCCGATATTAATGTCTATAGAAGATTTCTAATCAAAGAAACGCTTGGGTTATACCCTGATACTGAAAACTTTGTCGTAGAAGCACAGTTCGCAATGGAAAATCCTGAAATCATGGGGTTTGATATAGAAAAGCAGTCCTACTTGAATATTTTTTGGAGAGAAAAAAGTAAAGAGATCGGTACAGATGCAAGTGATTTTGATGGATACAGAATGAAAGCTAAGGATGCAATCCTTTCTACCAGAAATGCGGGGAACTCTGCCGGGATTTACCAGAACCCAACAGTCAATATGCTGACCGGCTCTGAATATCGGTTGTCAGTGGTAGAACAGCAGAAAATGGAAGAGGAGGCGCAAGGTTGTGCTCCAAACGTTAATAAAACTGGTGGAGAGAAAAGCGCTCTGCGTAAAGAGGTCATGAAGTGCTTTCAAAAATTCGATGAAAAATTCTTCAGGAATATGGGCTACGGCAGCACAGGGCGAGGAGTCTATGATGGATTGGGCTATGTAACTTCGTTGGTTAACAATAACGGTGATCATAAGTGCATGGCTTCCTACTACGCTGAAGGGGTCTGGATTACGGCGGCTCATTGTGTAGGCGAATCTTTGCTAGGTGCAAGTCTTTATGTCATTGCTAACGGAATTAAAGTAAAGATTGAAAAATCTAAGAATGGAAACGTGTCGTTGTGTAAGGCAAGTAGATGTGATGTTGCTTTCATCAGCGCACCAACGCCGAAAGTTGACGAGTTGAAGTTCGTCGCTGATGGTGATCTTAAGCTATTGAACGCTAAGACCCCAATATTAATTCCTGGCATTGAAGAAGGAAGTCCTGTTGTGCGAGGCGCCACGATACTATTAAACGAAAACCTGCTTTGGGCTCCAGTGGCAAAGGGATACTGCAGAGCTTTTAGGGTAGAGAATGGGTGCTTAAGCCACACCTGTAGTACCCTCAGCGGGTTCTCTGGCGCTCCAGTTTACCTGCTAGACAATAAGTTTAGGATCAACTTAGTTGGTATTCACTCGGGAGAGAAATCGTCCGTAGTTTCATGCAAAGCCGCTGGAACAAGCTACGCAGTGTCTTCTCAATTGTTCAAAGGATAA